AGCTAATCAATAACCAAGTCCAACTGGAAAGTTGGAAAGGTTTAGAGACTAGGACATACGACCCAGAACGGGTTATGAAGTCCCACGAGCGCCTAGCCCAACTTCAATTAAAACTAGAAGTTGGTGATGAGATAGTCCGACACTCCGCCGAAAGACGGAGAGTTGAGGATAAAGAGCCTCAACATAACTGATGAATATTCTGATGCACCCGTTCCATATGATGGGCGTAATCGGTGTTTTTGGTGGAGCATTTGCTGGAGCAATGCATAGGGAACTGTGCCCTTGCTGAGTAATCAGTAAGTGAAAATCGGGTGAACTGCTGGAACCCTAAGTTATTAAAATGTTACTTGACTTATATAAATAACTCTGGTAACATAAACTATATGACCAACCAGTACTTATCTTTTATTGAGGAATGTAAATCAAAAACATATCCTCCCAATACTTATCTTGAAGAACACCATATTATCCCAAAACACGATGGTGGTCTTGATAATCCAGAAAACATTATTTTATTATCTTTTGATGACCACATACTCGCACATAAAATAAGGTACGATGTATATGGTCAAGTTTATGACTTAGCAGCATATAACTTGATGAGTGGTTTTGATTGTGAAGGTTGGAGACTTCTTAGAGTTGAAGGTGCTTATAAAACACACGAAGCACTAAGATTATCCAAGAAAAACTTTTGGAGTTCTGATTATCAAAAAGAGATGTCTGCTCGTTCTGTAAAGTCTGAGTATGCTATGAAAATGAGAAGTATTGGTGGTAAACTTGGAGGTAAAAATAGGAACAAAAATGTTGCTATTACTTCTACTGATAAGTATATTTTCTCTTATAATAAAGTTGAAACAGTTTGTATAATCAACTGTGAAACTGGTGGAGAAGTTTTAGAAGAACTACAAAAAATAGTTCCCAACCAAAACTTCAAGAGAGTAACACCTTTACTAAAAGGACAAAGAGAAAATGCTTATGGTTGGTCTTGTAAAAAAGTTTAGTAATATGGGAATCAGCATCCAAGTCCAGAGTACACTCTGGAAAGGTTCAGAGACTACCTGAGGAGTTCAGTCTCCTTAATAACAGGCAAGAGTGCCCGACAACCTAGTAAAAGTTAGGTTGATGATATAGTCCACACCTTATGAAAATAAGGAATAGAGGTGGGTTCCCTTGTAACCTCCTCCCTGGTGCGTGAAACCACAGAACAAGAATCTCAAAACTATGGGTATAAGTTTGGTCAAGAAGAAGAGACTTATAACATTGTTGCTGCACACGGTTACTTTGGTCGTCTTATCTTCCAATATGCCTCGTTCAACAACTCTCGTTCACTTCACTTCTTCCTTGCTGCATGGCCTGTAGTTGGAATCTGGTTTGCTGCTCTTGGTGTAAGCACTATGGCATTTAACCTCAATTGGGGTTCCGTTAAAGTAATTTAACGGCAAACATCGGATGAATTGCTGGAAGTCCTCCATAACTGGATAATCAGCAGCCAAGTCCTAAGTACACTTGGGAAAGGTTCAGAGACTACCTGAGAGGTAAAGTCCTCTTAATAACAGGAATAAGCGTCCGACATCCTACTGGGATGAAGATATAGTCCACTCCATAAGAATGGTAAACTTATGGGTCTAGTGCAACGGTTTCAACTTCAATCAATCACTACTTGATTCTCAAGGTCATGTGATTAATACCTGGGCTGATATTCTTAACCGAGCAAATCTTGGTTTTGAAGTTCAACATGAAAGAAACGCTCGATTTGTGGGCGCTCTTATCTGAAAGGATAAGATAAACATCGGATGAATTGCTGGAAACCCTAATGGGCAATCAGCAGCCAAGCCCTAGACGCTTCTAGGGAAGGTTCAGAGACTAGGTGGGTTCCCAAGCGTGGGATGTAATACACCAATAGCGTCCGACACCTAACCTCATAAAGAGTATGGTGAAGATATAGTCCAAAATGGAAGCACAACTTCCCACTTGACCTTGCTGCAGCAGATGCAACCCCAGTTGCTCTAACTGCTCCCGCAATCGGTTGATAAAAACGAGAGACCCTTTACGGGTCTCTTTTTTTGTGGTATAATGGAGTTTAATATTTTATAAATAGTTAAAAGATTAAATACCATAATGAGAACCACGAAGATTTGTAGGACTTGTAACAAAGAACTTCCTATTTCTGATTTTAGAGAAGGTCGTAGAAGGTGTTTGCGATGTGAGGAAAAAACTTATGCTGAAAACTGGGCAAGTAAAACTCATATTGTTTGTAATAAGTGTGGTATAGAAAAACCTACTTCAGATTATTATAAGGGGCATAAAAGATGTAAGGAATGTTATAGTAAAGATTATAAGAGTAAAAGACCTTCTTATGATGATAAGAAGGATTATATGCTAAAGTATACTTATGGTGAAGATTTTGGTTTAGAGCAATATAAGAACATTCTCCAAGAACAAAATGAAGTGTGTGCTATTTGTCTAAATCCAAATACTAATGGTAGAAAGGATAGTAACAATCTTTATGTTGACCACGACCACAATACTGGAAAGGTTCGTGGATTACTTTGTAGTAACTGTAATAGAATGCTTGGACTAGTTGGAGATAATATCAGCACATTGAGTAATGCGATTAAATACCTACAAAAGCACCAATAAAATGCTCCCAATCCTCATAACATTTCTAACATTCCTAACAGTCCTAATGCTCGTATCACTCTCTCAGGACTGTTGACAAACTGGCACAAGACCCTAGACGCGATAGACTGTCTTGTGTTATGATAGATATCATAAAATCAAATTATGACCCCAAAAACATTCGAGCAAACCTCTAATGAACCTTATGTCAGGCACGATTATAAGGTTCATTTTAGAACTAAAAAATCAGAAGTTTATGATAACTATGCTGATGTGATGAGGACTTGGTTCCAGACTCCACATCAGTTTTTGGACTATGTTGAAGTTTTGGACAAAAAGTCACCAAAACCTAACAAAGCAAAAGGATTCTAAATCAATCTCCTACATAAGACAGTTACCATAAACTAATGAAAAACTTATCACTTACAGAAGAGCAGGTAAAACTTCTTGCAGATGCTCTTTGGATGCGTCAAAGGTGTTTTATTGCTGGAGACAAAAGATTTAAAGAGTATGGTACAATGTTAGATGAACTCCTAGAAGGAATGGATTATACCCCTAGTAGGTATTAAAAATAAATAGTCATAAGTCGCAGGTACTTATGAACCTTCTCCAATCGCCTCAAGAATACTTGTTCAATCTACAAGCAACAAGTCAATCCGAAGCAAAACGATTATGGAGAAAACAAATAAAAGAGAGTTGGGATCATAAATGTGCTTATTGTGGTTCAGATGAAGATTTAACTCTGGACCATGTGGTTCCACAATCAAAAGGTGGTTTAGATATTACACGAAATGTAGTATGTTGCTGCAAGTCATGTAATCAATCTAAAGGACATGAACACTGGAAGTTGTGGTATGTTCAACAAGATTTTTATTGTGAAGATAAATTTGATGTAATAGAAGAGTGGATGAAACCTCCAAGACCAACAAACCTTTATGCTTATCGCCCAAGGAGAAATAATGCTTCATGATTAGTTCTGAAACACCATACAAACTCGCGGAGATCATTAGAGATACTTGGTCTAACCTTTACAGACCAGCAAAAGAATCTTATAATACAAAAAGTCAGAAAAAAAAGAATGTATGATTATTGGGTGGTGACAGATAAAACCACAGGTAGAGTGATTGCTCATTGTGGAGATGAAAAAGATGCTTTGATGTTAATTAAATTTGATAAGAACAAAAGAACATATCACAAACAAAAGTTTATTCTTGACCAAGTGATTACAGTAACATCAACAGTAGACAAACAACTTCCTGGTCAACAAGGATTGCCTGCAGCAAAAGAAGAACTACCTCCAATTGAACTTCAGCAGCAAGTTTGGTTACCTGAAGGACAAGGAATTCCAGTTAATACTAAATAATTTCCAGTTTATTAAGAATCATGAAGTTTACAGTTTATTCAAAAGATGGTTGCCCTTATTGCACAAAAGTTCAACAAGTGTTAGGGTTGGCAGAACTACCACATGTAGTTTATAAACTTGGAATAGATTTTACAAAGGAAGAATTTTATTCTGAATTTGGTCAAGGATCTACCTTCCCTCAAGTTATTGTGAATGAAAAACATATTGGAGGATGTACTGATACTGTTCGATATCTTAAGGAGAAAAATTTGGTTTAATGGATAATAGTATTCATGAAGTTTACACTGATGTAGAAAAGGCAATTGATTATGCTTTTAATGGAAAATTTGTTTTGAAATTTTATGACTACTTAAAAGTTCGTAGAACTAAAAGAATTGAAATTGAAGAATTTGTTGAAAGTGCAACTGCAAATGAAATCAGTAATCTTGTGATGGATCTTGACGATTATCTTGAAGGTGGTTCTGATGAAATACATAAACAACTTCGTGAAGGTTATGGGTATATTCCGAAACCGCAAGCAAGAAAAATAAGAAATTATCTGTACGGCATTCTAGAGGATGCTTGGAAATATAGTCATGATAAACGATCAAGAAAGCGGAAAAAGCAAACTAAATAACAATGAACCCCAAATAAATCGGGGTGTTGAGTTATTACTGCGTAATAGGAGGAAGAAATCAGAACAACCAAAAACCTTTCAAGTGAAGTTTGGTAAAATGATTTCTCTCTTCCATAGAGAGTTTCACTTCTATATTGATCTTCACTTTAATATTAAGAAAAAGTAAATTCTCTGGAGAAAACAGATGCTAGCAGTAACTCTAACCATAGGAACATTAGTTTCAATTATGTTCTTTTTTGTCGGAGGAGTAGTAGGATGGTTGACGAAAGAACATTTCTATCAAACTCGACCAGTATATACTCATCCAGAGATGTTTGATTCAAATGGGAATGTAATACCCGATGAAATCCTAGCAGTCCGTTTTGAAAATGATTTTGAATATGACTGTGATGAAGATGAAGAAGATGACTAAATAAAAACTTGATTATTCTATATTATAAATGTTAAATTACAATACAATTTTATTCTATGACTATGACTACTACAAGGAAAAAGGTTGATAAACCAATTGAAAAACTTCCAACAAATCCATTTATTTTTGAGGTCTTGCAAATTGCATCAAAACAGCGTTCTAATGCAAAAAAAGTTGAAGTTCTTAAAACATATGAAGACCCTTCACTGAAATCAATTTTTATTTGGAACTTTGATGAAACTGTAATTAGTCTTCTTCCCGAAGGTGAAGTTCCATATGCCAATACTAGTGAACAAAATTCGTATAGTGGATCTCTAAGTTCAAAAATCAATGATGCTGTTTTTAAAATGGAAGAGATTGATACAAAATCTCTTGGAGCTTTGGATCAAGGAAGGTCTACTATCCGTAAAGAATATGTAAAATTCTTCAATTTTGTTAAAGGTGGTAATGATACTTTGACTACCTTGCGTAGAGAAACAATGTTTATCAATATTCTTGAGGGTCTTCATCCTCTTGAAGCAGAAATTCTTTGTTTAGTTAAAGATAAAAGACTGACAGATAAATATAAAATCAGTTTTGAAAATGTAAAAGAAGCTTACCCCGACATTCAATGGGGTGGTCGTTCATGAGTAAATTAAAAGATCTTGTAGATAGAGCACAGGAAAATAATATGGCAGGGCAAGGGAAAGAAGAAAAAAATATTCTGCCAAGCAGTTATGGATGTGATATTTTACTTCAGGAAACTACTTTAGATAAAGCAAAAGATTCTTCTTTTCCGAATGATGCGTATTTGATTTGGTATAATATTGATGGTACTCAAAAACTAGATTTGGTAAGAGGGTCTAGAGTTCGTATCTTTGATATGTATTATGATAAGTATGGATCTGGAGTCATTCAAAAAATTGATTTTGGATATGGAAGAACTAATCCCAAACTTTGGGGATATAAACAACCAGAAAAGAAAAAGAAAAGATGAGTGAAGGATTTAGAGGATTTGCAAAACCCGCAGACGATAAAGAGTTTAGACTCTATATCAAAAATAGAGAAGTGAATAGACTTATCAAAGAATATAAAAAACTTAAGAAATATCAAAAGTCATCTATTTTTGAGATAGAGAAATTGTCGGGGCAAGAAACTAAGATAGATAAATTAATTAACGAATATGGGATAGACCCCGAAGCAATTGAATAATGGGAAAGCATTATATCCTTAACTTGTATGGATGCTCGTTTGTTCTTTTGAACGACGAGCATTATCTTATAGACTTATTAGAAAATGCAGCAATAGCAAGCGGTGCTACTGTAGTTCAGACAATTTTTAAGAAGTTTGAACCGCAAGGATGTACTGTTATTTGTTTGCTTTCGGAAAGTCATATTAGCATTCATACCTATCCAGAGTTAGGTACTTGCTATGTGGATATATTTACTTGTGGGGACTGTAATCCAAAAATCGGGTGTGATATTATTATCCAGCAACTCAACGCTCAAAATCATACCCTAAGTTATCTTGAGCGTAACTAAATACACTATACTTGGAGTAAAAGATGCTATCAACACAATATCGTCGTCGTCTTGAATTGATTTGTGAAAAAATTGTAAAAGGCGAATCTGTAGAGTTGAGTGAGATGATTTGGTGTGAAAAGTTATCTAAAGCAAATCTTTCCGCAGCAACTATTTTGCGGCAAGCAAGACGCCGTGCATCTAATCCCAATATGGGGGAAGATAGTCTTGATTCATTTATGAATGCTTTGGATTTAGGAGACCCAGACCCATCAAATCACAGAACTGGATTTAATGGTGCAGATGATATTGCTGATTGGTTTAAAAGAGATGCTTCTGACGACTGGAGAACACGCGATTAATTCAGAGGCATCAAGCGTAATCAGGGGTGATGAACTACCGCGAAACTAAAGATTTCGCGGTTTTACGGAACTTTGATAAAAACTATGAGTTTTTAATAACCTGATACAATCTGTAATTAATAATCGTGATCATGTGTATAACTATGATACAAACAGTATAATCTAATACTTTTATTTGACTATATAGAGTATCGGGTCTATAATGACCTTACGTTCATCAGAGGAAACTCTGACGCAAGTAGGACGGCGCAACGGATTCGTTGATTCGCAAATAGCGAACGCAAACCGCCCAAAGGAACGGGAATTAAAACTCTCATTTCTTTAGGAGAAAACTAATGGCAAAAGTTATTTACAGAGGAGTAGAATACGATACTGAAAAGCGTATTCAATACCAACAGCAGATGATGCAGCAACCCCAACAGTATAATGAAACTTATCGTGGTGTTAAGTTTGTAAAGGAGGGGCACAAGTGAAAAAAATTAACGTTCTTCAACTCATTAAAGAGCAAAAGCAAAAAGAGCAACGTCGTTATCAAGCACTGCTTGTAAATGTAGGGGCAAAGTGATGCTTATCATCACACAAATTTCTGTTGCATCAGCAGCAACAATAGTTTTATTATCTGCTTACATTCAGTGGTTATGTAAATGAAAGACTACCATTATCATTATGATGATATGGATAAGGATAGTAGAGATCCTGCATGTTATCTTTTAACATATCGTGGATGTAAATACTGGTCTTGTTATCGTATTCATCTTGTGGAATGGTTTGAAAAAATGTTTAAATCTGAGGGTTCTTGACGAACTCTCTTTTTTTATGTATAATTAGTTCTGTAAGCGTTCATATGAATGGATAAAGAAAGGATTAGATTGATTGTTCAAAACCTTGAGTCTTTGGTGAATTGTTTGAAGCAAGAACTAGACAATCCCATTAAAGATTCAGCATATGAAGAAATTAAAAACTTCATTAGTGATTATGATGAAGTTTTTTATGAAGAAGATGATTATCCCAACTGAAAAATATGAAACCAATTAAATCAAAAGACCTACTAGAACTTGACAAAAGACTTCAAGTTGTAAAACTCCAATCATACCCAATTCCAGAGCAAGTCATTTGGCAGGCAGGTAAAGGTGATTATTCAGAAGTTCCTATTCATGATGTTAAAGTTCCATCACCGACAGAATGTGGGGAGTGGATTGTTGAACAACTTCTTGCAAATGAAAGAGGTCATTGGGGTCCACTAGAGCATCCTGGAATTACTTTCTCGGTGTCTGGTTTTGTTCATAATGTGATTGTACAAGCAAGAACTCATCGTATTGGAACTTCTTGGGATGTTCAATCGCAACGTTATACTGGTAAGCGTGTAGTTAAAGTTGCTAAGGGTGAACTTGATATTGAAGAGGTCTTCTATGTGCGCCCTGAGGGGTTCTACACCAACCGTAAGGGTAAGAAGTATGAGTGGACCAAAGAGCACCGCCAACGCAAGATGGAGCGCATTTTGAGTGAGTGTGAGGAGTATGCTGACTACTATGAACGTGGAATGTGTGAAGAGCATATCCGTGATTATCTCCCACAAGCAATTCGTCAAAACTTTGTAGTTTCTTTCAATCTTCGGTCTGTCCTTCATTTTATGGACCTCCGTTCCAAGCTTGATGCTCAAATTGAGATTCAGGCACTATGTGATGCTTTTATCCCTGAACTTCAAAAATGGGCACCTAATGTTTGGAAGTATTATGAGGAAAAAAGGTTGCATAAAGCGAGGTTGTCTCCATAATACTAAAACTAAATATCTGAATATAGAATGGAGGTTTAAATTGCCAACATACCCCGTAGTCAACAAAGAAACTGGTGAACAGAAAGAAGTCACCATGAGTATCCACGATTGGGACCAATGGAAAAAAGACAATTCACAATGGGAACGTGATTGGTCTGACCCATCAACCTGCCCCGCATCTGGAGAGGTTGGTGAAGTTTATGATAAACTTAAAAAATCTCATCCAAGCTGGAACGATGTATTGACGAAAGCATCCAAGGTTCCAAAATCCAATGTAAAACCTATTTAATTTTCATATGGCAAGAAAGAGAAGGACAACCGAGCAACCAATTGGAATTGGAATGACTGCAAAGCAAATGAAGCGCAAAAAACCAATCAATTCTGATTTTATGAGAGATATTGAACCTCTTACAGAAAATCAGAAAAAACTTTTTGATGCCTATAAAGATAATAAAAATATAGTTGCTTATGGTTGCTCGGGCACTGGCAAAACTTTTATCACACTGTATAATGCTCTGAGAGATGTTTTAGACGAAAGAACTCCATACGAAAAAATTTACATTGTAAGGTCTCTTGTTGCTACTCGTGAGATTGGTTTCCTTCCTGGAGATCATGAAAATAAGGCAGATATTTACCAAATTCCATATAAGAATATGGTAAAGTATATGTTTGAGATGCCTGATGACCCTTCTTTTGAAATGCTTTATGGTAATCTAAAAACACAAGGAACAATTAGTTTCTGGAGTACCTCTTTTATTCGTGGCACAACACTTGACAATGCCATTATTATTGTAGATGAATTTCAAAATCTTAATTTCCACGAAAGCGATTCTATCATTACTCGGGTGGGAGAGAATTCTAAAATCATGTTCTGCGGAGATGCAACTCAAAGTGATCTCATAAAAACAAATGAAAGAAATGGTATTATTGATTTTATGAATATCTTAAGGGCAATGCCGTCATTTGATATTGTTGAATTTGAAATTGAAGACATTTGCCGAAGTGGGTTAGTTAAAGAGTATCTGATTACAAAGAACGAACTAAATCTATGACGTTTAATCATGTAGAATTGAATTTACCCCAACTTGAAAGGGAAATGGTAGATGGGGTCAGATATTATAAACTCCCATCAGGTAATAAAAAACTTGTTTCTATTACCTCTGTTATTAGTCATTATAAAAAAGATTTTTTTAATAACTGGAGAAAAAGAGTTGGAGTAGAAGAAGCAGATAAGATTACAAAAAGAGCAACCAGTCGTGGTACTGATTTTCACACTCTTAACGAAAATTATCTACTAAATAAAGAACTTCCGAAAGTACAACCAATTTCAGAATATCTATTTAAAATTGCTAAACCAACTCTAGATAGAATAGATAATATTCATACACTTGAAGGTGCTTTGTATAGTGAAGTTCTTGGTATTGCTGGAACTGTTGATTGTATCGCACAATTTGATGGTGAACTTGCAATCATTGACTTCAAAACATCAAAGCAACCAAAACCAAGAGAATGGATTGATGGATACTTCGTTCAATGTGCTGCATATGCCGCAATGCTTTATGAGATTACAGGAATCGTTGTAAAGAAGTTTGTTATTATTATGGCGTGTGAGGATGGTGAATGTATTGTTTATGAAGAAAGAGATAAAAAGAAATATCTAGAATTGCTATATGAATATGTGAAGAAGTTTGTTAGTGATAAATTGCAACTTATGGTATAATTATTGAAACTTGAATTTATTTAATGGTGAAAATTTCAAATCATAAAACCCAATCATTAAGTCTCTTAGAATTGATGGATAGACCAACAAATGAAGGAATAGAAGAAATCTTAGAAAAAAAGTTTATTTCTCCCTCAAAATTTGCAGAAGAAATTGAAAAAATAGTATCCAATCAAAAAATTGGTTATATAGATGC